ACAAACTTAGCAAAAGAAAGAATACCAGGTATTACAGTAACTCCTGATTCAGTATACATTAATAGTAAGTTGGTATTTTCTTCTACAGATGGGCAAGCTATTCAAACTTTCTTATTCGGATTAATAGTAGGTAGTGCTTTAAAAAAATAAATTATAAAGGACAATTTTTTAATAAATTTTTAAAAATAATTAACGAAAGGCTTGCTTCGGTAAGCTTTTTTTCGTATATTTAAGTATAATTCAAACAATAAAAAGTTATGTTTTCAAAATTATTCAAGTACAAACCAACTGAGCAAGAACAACAATTCATAGACATTGTTAAGGATTTGTTAAATCATCCTGACACTGTAGTTAGAATGACTTTTAAATCAAGAAAGTATTTCATAACAAATGAAAAAAAACACTACTACATGATGCTTCAGTATCCAAACGTACAAGTAACTAATACCAAATTCTCATTTTGTAAATCAATGCACGAAAAAGCATATGATATGATTTTGGATATGGTACATGCTTATATTGAAAAAGATCGTCAAGCATTGGAAGATCGAATCTTTGACAATGAAAACAAAATGCTTGAGCAAGTAAAAAGTAAACTACAATTGGCACTATAATGAGAAGAAGCTACGAACAAGAATTTCAAATTTCAACCATTGTAAATGGTAACGAAGTTAAACTATACAGACAATATTACGCAGGTGGAAAATATAGCTACTTCATTCACTGGGGAGTACCAGGTGATAGTGGTCAAGCAGTAGAAGAACTATTAACACCAAAAGGAAGAACTCCGTCTGAGGGAGGAGCAATAAAGAAATTTCTAGCAGCAGCAAAAGCAGCACAGTATCTAACTTTCAGTAAATTATAATGGCAGCACTATCAGACAATAAGTACGATGTTTATAACTGGATTATAAAAGTTTATGATTCATGTGAGTCAGTATCTCAATTACTAACAGTATATAAGTTAGTCCGAAATTTTAGAAACATGTATGATGACTATAAATTGTATAGTGAATTAGACGATTATTACTTTGAAGTATCAGAAAGATTAATGCCAAAAGTAGACAAAAAGACTAGAAAAAAATTATTAAAAGGATAGGTTATGACAGTTACACAAAAATATGTAAATTTTATCCTAGATAATATCATACAAGATTCCACTACAGTTCAGCTTTACAAACCATTTGAAGATGGTTCTAGAATGTATACTAAGTTAGGACCTACAGTACGTTGTAAAGTAAAGATTGAAATAGTTGAGAAGTATACAAGATCAGCTAAACTAAAACTTACATTCGATAAGTACGAAGTTGAAGAACTATTCTTCATTCCTTTTAACTCAAGTCCAGAATCAATTGAAGGTAAAACACGAACTAAGATTGAAAAGATTGTAAATAAAACTTACATTGACGATAATAGAACTGAAGACATTAAACAGATGTATGAACAACAATTTAAACTATTAGGAGAAGCTATATCAAAAATGATGAGTAATAGAAAAGCACCATTATCAAATTAACATATATTTATTATAAAATATATAAATGGCAACATATACAGCAGAACAATTATACGGAACTGGATCAATAGGTGAAAACATTACCACCTCTAAAACGTTTGCATTTACCAATCCATCAGCCTCAGCATACTTCACAATAGAAACAGTACAAGATGCAACAGGAAGTTTTAGTGGAAAGCAGCAAACTACCAACGGAACTTGGGTACCATCAGGTAATAATATGGGACCAGTTCAATCTCTATACTTCGCATCAGTAGTAGTACCACCAGGCGCATCCTCAGTAACACTTACACCTGCTACAACAATTACAGGAACCAATTATAGAATGAAAGGAACTGGAGCATTTAGTATGGTTACTTCGTAATATTGAATAAAAAATAATTAAACAAAAGCTTGCTTCGGTAAGCTTTTTTTCTTATATTGTAATATAAACAACAGTTATGAAACTATTAATAGGTGTTCTATTAGGGCTACTGGCTCAAATTCTTACCTTCGTTCAACTACAAGGACAGTTCCGATGGGAGTGGTTTAAACAACATCCTTACCTTGTAGCTCTTATGGGTTTCCCAATCTCTCTTCTATATATGGGTTCGGTTAAATATCTAGTAGATTATTTTGGAGGAGAACTTTGGCCTTCTAGACTATTAGGATTTTCAATCGGAGCAATAGTATTTAGTTACATGGCTCATTCTTGGTTCCAAGAACCATTTACTTTAAAAACTTTAATTTGCCTAGGATTAGCACTTTGTATAATGGGCCTACAATTATTTTGGAAATAATGGAAAATAAACTAGAAACATGTCACCACTGTGGTGAAGAAAAAGAAAATTGTTTTCACGGATACATAGCAATGTGTATTCCAATTCCTGAAGCAGAAGCTCAAAAAGAAAAATGGGGAGGAAAAGAATGGTGGAAGAATTTAGAAAGAGAAGATCTTACTGAGGAAGAATTCAAAGAGCTTGACAATCTCAGCATATACGACCAATTACTGAGTACAGTTGGACGAGGAGTTCAGTGTGATGACTGCGGAAGAAAAGAAGCAGAGCTATATGAGAAATACTACCCAAAAGATTTGCAGAATTAAAATAAAGTTCGTATATTATAACTATGAGACAAATAAACGACCATATGAAAGACGTAATAGGTATTGAACCTACAAAACCACAACAACCAAAACCTTCATTCAATCCATTAAAATGGAATTGGATAGCAATAGGAACTTGGTCAGTAATAGTTTTTATTGCTTATAAACTTTTTAAATTTTTATTCAATTTAATATGAGATCATTCTACGTTATTGCACTAGCAATTATTTTACTACCTGTAATTTACTTTACAGGACTTCCTGAATGGGTATTGTTAATTCCAACTGCTTACTTGGCTTGGATATTTGTAACTTCTTCTTGGTATGCAATCAATCGTACATTTTTTAAAAAAGACAAATGATTTATACAATAGATAAATTTAATCATAGGCACAATAGCTGCATTCCATTAGTTGATAGAATTACTTGGAAAGATAGAATTGACTTTATATTTAAGTTCAAATCCGATCCTACCTACGAAGTACCTAATAAGGAAGATCAAAAAGATACAAATAAAATATTTGGTATCTCTGATTCCTGGCATCATCATCAACATTCTATAAGAATAGGATGGAGACACAATCCAGATACCAATGAAACAACGTACTGTACATATTACTACAGAGATGGTAAACACTACACAGAAGATTTAGGACCTGTAAAAATAAATCAAGACATCTATGTTTGTATTGAGATTAAAAACGATTGCTATAGAGTTACAACAATAGATAAGCAAATAGATATCCCAAGAACATCAAGATGGTTTGGGCCAAGATACTTTTTATTTCCTTACTTTGGTGGACAGCAAGTAGCACCAAAACAATTCAAAATTAAAATAAATAAATGGTAATATGAAATTTCAATCAACAAAAGTATTTGATGGATACTCTACAGTATTTCGTCAATGGAGAGCAAAAGATACTCACTGTAGTTTTCTTCATGGTTATGGCATTTCTTTCAAGATTGTCTTTGAAGGGGATCTAGATGAAAGAAACTGGGTATGGGACTTCGGAGGAATGAAAAGAGCTAAGAATAAAATCGATGGTATGAATCCAAAGGAGTGGATGGACTATATGTTTGATCACACCTACATCATTGCAGAGGATGATCCTTTCCTAAAGACAGCTATGGATATGGATAAGTTTGGAGTAGCTCAAGTGAGAGTATTACCAGCTACAGGAGCAGAACAATTTGCTAAATTTATTTACGATAAAGTATCTGAATTTATTAAAGTAGAAACAGAAGGAAGAGTAAGAGTAGTAAGTGTAGAATTTAAAGAACATAATAAAAACTCAGCAATATATGGAGAGTAAATTCCTAGAAGAGAATGGCTTTTTGGATAATAGTACGGGAAAAATATCTTTAGCAGATAAATTAGAAGGTAAAACAAAACAGTATGTACATAGTATGAAATTATTAATTAATCAAGATTATAGAAAACCTCTAACTGTAGGACAGGTAATAGAGTTCCTACAAAAGTTAGATCCGGAGGAAGATATCCTAATACACCATAACGAAAGGATTATGGGAGTAGCAGCTCCTCTAACAGAAATATTAGTACCAGAGGGAAGAACAACTCCAGAATTTATATCTTTATATGCTAGAGATGAAATGAATAAAAAATAGGTGTGACAGTTGGTAAAGTTAGTAGTATATTAAGTTATTAAATTTCTGTATATTTTTCTAATTATGTGATATTTATAATAAACATATCATATGAAAGAGAAAATACATTACGTTTATAAAATTATAAACATAAAAAATAATAAAGAGTATATCGGAGTTAGATCACATCCAAATCCTAAAGAAGATGCTTACATGGGTTCTTCTAGAATTTTAGAAAATTTATATAAGTTAGAAGGAAAGGAAAATTTTATAAAAGAAATTCTAAAAACTTTTAGTAGTAGGAAAGAAGCAGAGGATTACGAATCATCTCTCTTAACAGAGAGTTTCTGTAATAGTCCAAATACCTATAACATAATTAATACTGGAGAGTTTAACGACAATAAACATGGATTCAGAAAAGATATCTGGTTCGATTACTACGATCAGATTAGAGAGAAATATGTACAAGGCAAAACTACAAAAGAATTAGGAGATTATTATAATTGTGACGGCGGTACTATAAGAATGATTATACAGGACATCAAGAGAACAAACTCAGAATCTCAAAAACTCAGATATGATAAATTCCTTACATCAGGTAACCGTGATTTAGAATTAGATAAACATATAGGAGACATAGTAAAACTGTATGTAGAAGACGTAAAATCATTAATTTATATATCAAAACAATATGGAGTTGATCAAGGTACAATAAAGAGGAGATTGATAGTAGAGGGAGTAGTTATTAGAGATCACAAAGTATCTCAACAATTGAGAAATGATAATAGAAAACGAGCAAAAGCTTGGAATTTTGAAAAAGAAATCGTATCTTTATTTCTACAAGGAGTTAATATTCCTACTTTAAGTAGGACATATGAAAGTGATTATATGACAATCAAATCGATATTACAACATAATAAATTAAAATAAGTAACATGGAAATACAAAAAAAGAAATTAGGTAGAATTGAGGATTATAACAAAACACTTCCTATCATTGAGCTATACTCCTGTGTCCAAAGTGAGGGGAGTAGGGCAGGATATCCTACAATTGCAATTCGAACTACTGGCTGTACGCATCGCTGCTGGTTCGGAGATGGAGGATGGTGCGACAGTTGGTATAGTTCTATTCATCCAGAAAAGGGAAGCTTCTCTTTCCAAGACATTATTAACATGTATGATGCAAATCCTCACATCACAGAGATGATGCTAACAGGAGGATC